ACTAAAAAGGTAATAAAATGCAAAAAATAAATTTCAAAAAACTTGGACGAAAACTTATTATTAAAGTTGAGTCGGAACGCCCCTGGTGGCAGCAATTTATTGAGATATAATATATAACCTTAAGGAGGTTTTAAATGGATAACAAGCCTAAGAACAGTGATCAAGGCTCGCTTCTTGATAGCAAGCCAACAGAGGTAAGTACAAATAAGCAACAGGTTACGGCTGCGCCAACTACAAGTAACGACAAGGCTATAGCTAAAAAACAACCAACATTATTACCGGTTCAAAAAATTCAAACTGATGTTATTAAGTTCGCTACAGCTTTATTTGATAAAGAACGCGCTACTGAGTTTGCTACTAGAGTAGCCCTAATAGCTCGTGACAACTCTAAGTTAGCTGAGGCTATAGAAAAGAACCCCGATAGCTTCCTGAGTGCTTATATGGCTAGTGTGAGCTTAAACCTTATGCCTAACACGCCAGAAGGTGATGCCTACATTATCCCTTATGGCGATAAGGTTCAGTTCCAAACCGGCTACAAAGGGTTAATCAAATTAGCCAGGCGCAGTGGCGAAATCAAAACTATTAGCGCAGAGCTTGTTTTTAAAGATGAAGACTTTGAGGTTGAGTATGGTACTGACCGCCGCATTCGTCACACCCCCAACTTCGACATCGATCGTACTAAGTATGAATCTGTTACTAATGCCTACGCTACAGCTCGACTAACTAACGGTGAGGATGTCTTTGTAGTAATGACCAGAAAAGAATTAAATAAAATACAGGCTACCGCCAAGTCTTCTAGTACTGATACCCCTTGGCAAAAATGGCCAGAGAGACAAGCCATAAAGACAGTCCTAAAGCGTCTTACTCAGTTGCTGCCTAAAGACGATGTACTAGCTAAAGCTGTGGCTATGGATAGCCTAGCTGAAGCCGGCAAGCTTAAACTCGACCATGCAGGGAACGTGATTGAAGGTGAACTAGCCGAGCTGCCTAAGTATATTACCGATCAGATCGATGCCGCTAAAAACTTCGAAGACTTACAAACTGTACTTGACGAATTAAATCCTGCTGAGAAAAAACTAGCCCAGCCATTGATTGATAAACGAATGAGTGAGCTATAAGATAATGAGATTTGTCACTAGCGAACAGTACACGCCAGAGTGGTATCAGAGCCGGCTAGGCAAAGCCACAGCCTCACGAGCCAAAGACATGATGGCGTATTCAACTCGTGGTAAGAAGAATCCCGAGACTGACGAGATTGAATATCCAGAACTTGAAGCCCGGGCCAAGTACCGCCGACAATTAGTGACCGAACGCATCTACGGTATGGCTGGTGTCGAAGAAGTTTATGTTAATGAAGCCATGCGCTGGGGTACTTTAAACGAAGGTATAGCTAGGACGGCCTACAAACTATTCTCAGGTAACAAGGTCAGTGAAGAGGGCTTTTGTATTTATCAAATCGAAGACCCTAAGACTGGCAAGCTAGTAGACGTTATGGCTGGCTGTAGTACCGATGGTTTGGTTAACGAAGATGGCAACCTTGAGATTAAAAATCTTACGCCTAGCAATCACTTATATGAGATTGTTTTGCATAACGAGCTACCCGATCAGTTCGAAGATCAGGTTGATTTTCAGTTACTGGTTACTGCTCGAGACTACACCCACTTTGTTGGCTATGACTCTCGTGCGCCACAGGGTATCGATTTATTGGCCGTGAACGTTGAAAGAGACGAAGAACGTGAGCTCAAAATTGCCTATCTTAAAGAAGAGCTATTTAAGTTCTTAGGCGAAGTTGAAAGGGACTATAACTTATTTCTACGCTACCTGCCGCTAGCCGATAGGGTATGTAAAGACTGTGGCATCGTGTTCGCCAGCTACACTAATATTTGCCCAGACTGTTACTCTAATAATATAAGACTTACAAAGATAATTAAACCTGCCGAGCTAACTCTATTAAATAACGTTAAAAAGGCGGTAACGATATGAAAAACAGTTTAGCAGTTTTGCTCACATATAAGGGTCATAGTTATAAGTTAGAAATGGAGTTCGAGGACAAGTCGGTCACCTCAAAAATGCTTATAGAGGCGACAGAATTGTTGGCGACAAATCTCGCTATCGAGCAGGAAGATAACGGCAACTTCCCAAAGTCTGATCTTATAAGAAATAGCGATCTAGAGGGCACAACATGAGAGTAGTACCCAAACGCCCCAGCATTGAAGACGTAGGTCTCGAGAAATATCTTAACGACTCTAAAGCCCTGCACAATGGTCTAGGCTATGCTGAGTTTGTGCAACGAGTTGAACTGCAAGAGCCTAAGACAGTTATCGCCAAGGCGTTCAATGTCGAGAAGCAGACCATCTACCGCTGGATAGAGATATTTGGTAAGAAATCATGAGCCAGAAGAATGTCGAAGCCGGTAAGATAAAGCGTGATAAGTTGCTAGCTATTGACCCTGATTATTATAAAAAAATGGGGGCTCTTGGCGGTGCAAAGGGTCATGGCGGTGGCTTCGCCTACATGAAGGCTCACGGTCAACTGGATAAGGTGAGAGAGCTTGGTCGTAAGGGCGGTGCTCTCGGCAAGAGGACTAAATGAAAGTTGTCGGTATACAACCCAACAAAGACGGTATTATTAGAATCGTTAATATGGTTCGACCCCTATCTTATGGTATCCCTAACGGTATCCCAACTGCCTGGGCAATTATCGATCCGCTAGATAAGACAAAGCCAGCAGCTAATCTTATAGTCATTGACGACAACTCCAATATCGATCCATCACTTGTGCCGGGCTATAGAATAACCCTAGTCGACGAGAAGCACAATAAGATCGTTCACCTGTTTGAACAGCAGCCTAAAATAGCCCTAAGCTTATGAGCGAACATAAAGCGAACACTATTAGCAGTGCCAAAGAGGTCTACCGTGCTCGACGTGAGGCAGGTCTTAGCGGTATTGAGAAGCCAATCATTAAACGCCCAGCCATAGAGCAAATAGGTACAAATCGTAAAAAGACTCGGCGTAAGGTTAAGAACCGCTTATTCACTAAGAAGGGCTACACCAGAGTTATTAAGGTCGATGGTGATAAGCAAGCTATAAACATACCGACCAAGATTGGCTCTAATTTAGATAAATCTGCTCACGCCAACAGTAAAAAAATACATAAGACTGACACTCGAGAAGCATAATTGACTGTTAATTACAGTCAAAATTTGTGATAATATCACTACCGTTATAAATTATAAATCTAAAGATAGGAATAAAATCATGTCGAATCTAATAGTAAGTGCAGAGGGCGAATTATTAAACGTTACTGGCTTCGAGAAGGTAGCCGTTGAGGAAGCTAATAAGCTACTTGATAAGCTCAAAAGTGAGGTAACTGTACTAGAGAATTGGCTAGCATCTAAGGTAGATACTACTGCCGCCCCGGCCGAACCAGTTAACCCACCTGCACCCACCGAGCCAGTTGCCCCGGCACCTGAAGCAGCACCTGAGGTAACTCCAGAGACAAGTGCTAGTGATGTAAGTGTCGAAACACCGGCAACTCCAGCTGAGCCAACAACCCCAGCACCAAGCCTTCAGTAACTAAAAAGGTAAAACAAAAATGATCGAGGTTAAAGATGTAATTGTGTTTGTGCTTAGCACTCTACTTGTTAAGTATATCCTCGTCGAGTGGTCGGCCGATCAGCTTAGTAACTTCTTGAAGTGGTTACTGGTTAAATCTAAGCGTGATCATATTATCTGGGCTCACTATAAAGACCGGGCTATCAACCAGGGCCATAAGGCTAATACTCCCTTTGCCTGCCAAGATGATGCTTGCAAGCAAATTTAGTCGAGTGGCTAAATAGTTGTTGCAAACTATAATAACGAAGCCCCTTATTATACTTTGAGGCTGTAAACTAGAATAAGCTAGCATTGGCTGGCTTGCCCATATACCAATCGATTATCTTTTGAGCACTATCAAAACCAACGGCGAATCTGCCAAAATAACCGGCATTATTAAGTGCCTGCAGCATAGCAGCTTGTTCTTGAATATGTAGATCGCCGGTCAATTTACCTTTACGCGGCCCGGTCTTAAGATATAGGGTCACTCCTTCACGCTTGAGTTCGAGGGCCAGACCGTGGTAACCACGCTGAGAATTATAAATAAAGAGGTCGGGGAAGCCGCGACCCGATTGCATACTAGCTTGATTACGTGCTTGATTCTGGGTTAAGAGTAATCCGCTACCGTAATCACTTCTAAAAATAACGTGAGGATATTGCATTCGCAAATAAGTACAGACCTGCCGCTGCAGGTTCTCTTCATGCTTAACGTGTTTGGGTATATAACGTCTGGGCGGTTGATATGGTCTTAATACCGGTTGTTTCACCAGTACATAATATCACTAGAAAGCGGCAGATGGAGGGGGAGTGTTCGTATTTTGTGCTGGTTTAGCTTCAGTCGGAGTGATGACGGTTGTACTAGGTGGGGTTGTGACTGCTTGAGTGTTAAGAGCAGTTTTAACTTTACCTATAAACTGGTCGGCATCGCTCACGATAAACGTGTGAGCAGCGTTGGCTAGACCTAGTATCCCAACTGCATGACCGGCTAACAATGTCGGGTTGGTGTGGGCTACTGATATAACCTGAGCAAGAGCTGAGGCAGCTACTGATAATATAGCAACTACTGACTGGATAATCTTAGAGCTCTTTAAGCCAAAGACTCGCTTAAATAACTGAACTACAATTGATACGCCAACACCACCGCCTAGATAAGCTAGGGCTGTGCCGACTGTTACTGAACCAAATAATATTTGGTGCATGATTCTACTCCTTTACGTTTTTATTTCTATGTAATAACCTTTGGATAAAGCCGTTGGTGGTCGCGACCTTGGCAATCGTCTTCTCATGCCCGGTCAGATCGTTAACATCTTTATTAAGGTCAGCTACAATTTTGTCAAACTCATCATCGTCCAGATCACCGACTTTAGTGAGAGCAGTTACCGGTATACCAAACCAAGTGCCGTTTGCGGCACTGATAGCCGTTCGATAATACTTAACTCCGTCTCGATCGAATATACCTGCCACATTCACTGTCTGGCCTTTAAGTAGTTCCTTGTCTGGTAGGCCAGATACATCATCGTCGATGTCGTGAATGGTTACTGTCGAGTTGGCTACATACTCAGTAATACCTAAGAACTTGGTATAGCTACTTTGCCAGTTAGTGGGCTTGACTGTAACTTTGATATTCTCGCTACCGTCAGGGTTAGGGGCTGTAGCCTCTGGGGTTGGTACTGCAGTTATAGAAGTAGCCTCAGGCGTTGGTGCTGGGCTAAGATCAACCGTATTAACACCGTTGTTGTTGGTCGGTATACCAGTCGTATCAGCCTCGCCAAAGTCAGCTTGAGTCATGTAGTAACAGGGCTTGTCGTTATCTGTTCGTTGAGCTTTGCCATAAGCCAAGAATGGTGTAGCCTCAGTAAACTGCTCAACAGATACGGCCTTAGTATCGTTAGGGAAGTCAAGAGCCCACTTGTTGGTCGGCTGCTTATTAGTCACTAAATCAAGTGGCGTTTCTAGCTTCGTATAAAGCGTATTAGCAGGCTTTACTGGTGCAGGTGGTAGTGGTGGCACTTCTGGTGCTGGAGGGGCTACAGGGGCTTCTACGATGGCTGGGGGCTGTGAGATTGGAGCAATTACTGGCTGTGGGGCGATCTTAGCATATTCAGCAAATGCTACTGGTTGGCCATAATAGCTACCGGGTAGTTTAACCTTGCCGTCCCAAGAGTCAACAATAGTGCCAGCAACTGGATCAGCCACCTTACAGAAGTGAGTCTCTTTAACTCCTGAGTGACCGGTGTAATAAAACTTAACGATTGAGTTTGATGTCGACGGCCATCCTGCTGTCTGTTCAGTCCCATGATCAACGATTCTTGATACATGAATTGTCGAATCAAAAGCTGCTATAGACTCCCAGCCAAGATCATCTTTAACTCCAGCACCGTCGCTCGGGTCGGCTAGGTAATCATAGTGATCTGTAAAAAAAGCGTTAAGAGTTGCTGGATCGAGAGAGATGCTAAAGGCTTCTTCAAGATTAGAAAAGGCAGTAATAAAACAGCCAATCTCGGCGATCGTATAAGGACCGTTACCTACTTTTTGTTGATAATTAGTTTGTGCGTATGGCATAAATCGTTAACCTTTCTTTAGTTTATCATACCTTAAGCTAGGGCCTCATAACCTATGATTAATCCAGAAACGACATTATCAAAATTAATAGTAAATCCGCCGGAGTCCATACTTACGAATGAAGCACTGGCAATAGGGGTAGTAGAGGCAACAGTGTTGATAGCTATGGCATGTGCAGAAGGATCTGAGTATCGGCTGTAACCAGCACTCTCTGCAAACCAGGCAGTTGTAAATTGACCAGCTGCCGTCATTACACCGTAAGCACCTACTGCCGATGTTGTGTTACTTGTCGGCAAATAAGTGAACCTCACTAGTCGTGGAGTGAATCCAAGACCAGTTACTGAAAGATTACCAGTTGATGCAGGAACCGTAAGTGTACCAAGCTTGACCGGCATTGCTGCAAGTAACTTAGCAAGTGTCACTATAACATCACCGGCAGCCGATGCCTTTACCTTAACTAGAAGATCAGTTAACCCAAAGGTTGTTTCTGTCGGTAATCCTGATAATTTACTACTCATATTTAAGCCTATTGTATCACGACGGAGTCGTTGGGTTATTTATTGTATTTAAGGCGATCAAACCTTTAGTAAGTGTCTCGACAACATTAGTCTGTCGCTTAGGTATTAGACCAAGAGTTAGGGTGGCCTGTTCGGCCTCATAATCGATTCTGACAATCTGAGCTAAGATGCTATCGGCAAAAGTACCAAAGCCATTAAAACCGACGACTTGACCAACGTGAAGGCTATAGATATCAATTACCGTATCAAGCACCGTAACGACAGTCTGGTATTGTTCACCTTTATTCTGAGTTATTTCAGACTTAGCAACTGTGTGGGCGGTAGTTGTGTCGAGAACGTGAGAGTCGGTTGGTCGATCTAACCTTGTTCGGTAATTAGCTACACTACTAGCACTCTGATCATAGGTATAGATATTAGCACCAGATACTAAAGCACCGGTAAAGAATACTGTGTTAATAACATACTCAATCGTAGAGATTAGCTTTATCTGGTTCATGTGCAAACCTTTAGTCAGCACAATATCGGCAGTCACGCTGGCCTGCAAGAAGTAGAAAATGTCTGTACCTAGATCAACATAAAAGTAAAAGCCACTGGGAGACAGAGTAAGCACTTCCTGAATCGCCTCATATATTGTACTGGTAGTAAAGAGTGCCGTTAACGACAACCCTGTAGCTTTGATTGAGCTATTAGAATATTTAATAATACCGCCATTATAACTACCCAGAGCATTAAGTAGCATGTTTGATGGATCTTCACTGGTGAAAGTCGGCTTTGTGTCTGTAGTTGGAGTGTAGGTTTGAAAGTACAAATCACCAGTTATGTTAGCCTGAGTAACCATGCTGTCGGCGTAAACGCTGGTATTTTGGTAAGAGACATTAACTCCATTGGCATCAATACAGGTAACCATTACTACATAGTAAGCTGGTGGTGTACCTGGAAAATTGTAATTAAAAACAAAGTCATAATTAAGAGCTGATGTAGAAGTAATTAACTGACTGGCCGTTGCATCTGGAACAGCGTTAGCAGCTGCTCTAGCCAAGTTAGATACTCCCGAACCGCTGGCATAAATACTTACCGTTACGGCTGGATTATTAGCTATAACTGCTGCTAATTTTAGGGTGATACGATCAATGCCAGTAACACCAGCACCTGGACTGATGGCTTGACCGACTTGCGGTATTGTCTGAGCGGCGTTAATTAAGAAATTACTATTATAACTAGTCTGTGATTGGTCGAGCGTTGGGGCAGTTAATAGCATATAATTTTGCAAATCTTCACCGTCACCATAAGCAATTATAGTTATACTATCGTCCTGAGAATCGCCACCAAACGTTGCTTCACAGTTTTCCATAATGCCATTGAATATAACCTTACCGTTAGGATGCCAGTAATTAACAACTACTATTTGAATAGTATTGCCATTTTTAATAAGAGCATTTTGGCTGGAACTTCCGGGTAGAAATAGTGGTATCTTTCCTTCATCAGTTAGAGTATTACTGTTCTCGTCGGTCAATATATTACCTGCTTCATCAGTTAATACATCTACTGGCAAGGCACTCGTATCAGCAGAAACTGGTATGATTATTGTAGTCTGCGATCCACCGGTGTTGATGTCTTGACTAAATTTTAGGTCGCTACTTGGTATTGGTAGTAACCCCAGAGGTATGCCAAGATTATTCGCAACCTTATAATAGTATTCTTTGAATACACTCGTAGGGGGGGTATGCCAATAAACGGTTATGCGGACGGCATCAACAGAAGCCGTGCCTGTACCGATGGCACTAACAGCAGCCCCAAAGCCACTGTTATTTATGTCTGATGTCGACCAGGTTGTGCCCCATAAATCTGTTGGCGAGCCATATCCAAAGTAATGGTTAGCTGGACTCCAAGCGTCAATACCGGCTTTGGCAGTCCCAGCTAGCGAACCAGCTTTTTGCAGTTGAACATTCTTAGTGCTGACACCTGTACCATAACGCTCGATCTCTACAAAAATACCATCAATTACGGCCGTCGAGGGTAAGTTAAACCCATAACCCGACACTAGTAGATTGTTGGTGCTGCTGGCACTTAGGGTAGCGGTAGCATATACGGCATCGCTTGCCTCAGCATTTGTTGGATTAGTCCAAGCGGTATTAGCACCACTACCACTACTCGCAGTAGTAGGAAACAATGGACCAGTAGGTGACATTACAGATACATCCTTGTATAAACGACTCCTATAGTAAATGTACGACTAGCAAAACTATCGGAATATGACATCGTGTCAGCACCTGGTGCGAACATCGGAAATGCACCCGAGAAGCTAACGGGTAACCCATTAACTGTAACGACTTTATTAACACAGTCGATGACTAGCACATCACCATTTGACCATGTACGGTTAATATATATAGCTTGTCCAGTGCTAGCATTACCCCAAATTATATAACCACCAGTAGTATCACTAACAGCCGTAAGAGTAATGGTCACTATTGGTAACTGGAAAGGAGCAGTACCTAAGAACGTGTAAGAGTCTGAGTAAGTAGATGACGTTCTACCCGAAGCACTTAATGCTGTGGTAGTTGTCGTGTCTTGACCAAATGCCTGAGTACAAGTAAAGGTGACAGTGAAATTAGCCCAAGCTAAGTTCCCCGGACGATCAACCGCCATGTTGGTTGCCGTACATATATATCGCCTAGTACCACCGTTATAATCAATATCTAAGTTAGCATCTTGCTGGACAAAATAACTATCAAAAGTATCAATCAAGGCATCCATGTCGGCAATGTTATCGCTTACCAGTGTACCGGTTATTGTTATCGGTTTAGTGGGATATTCGACGAATGGTATAAAACTCCTGTTAGCGTGAGATAAAGCGTAAGACTGTGCTCGCTTGGTAGGTAAGCCTGCATGGTTAATTGTATTAGTAATGATATTAGCAGTCTGCAAACTATTACCGTTAAATGAGACATTTACACTCATGCAGTTGATCCTTGAGATACTGTTAGCCCCTTGGAGGCGTTAAGAGTATCCTGGTTGATTGAAGCCATTATGCTTGCTATGGTTGCACCATTAGGAGCTTGAACAATAAGATTTTGGATAGTAATATTTTGGCTAGTGTTACTGCTAGCATCGGTACTGCTAATATTTGAAACCGTTGAGGGGCTATTATTTGTATTTAGTGATGGCACTGAACTAACCCCAGTAATAGCCGACTGACCCAACTGAGTGGAAGCCTGAGTCACGGCCGTGTTACTTCCTTGAATACCCTGGACTAAACCCTCCCCAAGATATTGACCGTATTGCATGAATACTTTGGATGGTGAGAATATTTGCGTAACGTCAGTAAAGGCGTGCATAACATCTTTACCAACACCACCAACTACATTTTTGACCTTATCTGCCATGTCTGTGACACCATTGATTAACCCTTGAATTAGATCTTTGCCGGCATTATATAATAGAGACCTAAACCCATGCACAGCATTGGTTATAGTACTTACTATTGAGCCAAAGAAGTTACCTATACCATTCCATATAGCCACCATGCCGTTCCACTCGTCTTGGAATATATGCACAATAAAGCCAACGATCGTATCAAATATAGCCTTTATGCCGTCCCAAAGCCCACTGAAGAACCCGGTTATAGCATTCCAGATATTCTCAACATCTTTTAGGGCATCATCGAATATTTTTGTTATTTGCTTGTGAAACAACTCCCAAATTAGGAGCGCTGGCATAACTGGGGCTAGTAAGATAGCACCAAGCAACTCCCAGTTTCGTTTTATATATCCAACGATGTCATCAAATACATGCTTGATCCAACTCCAGAAATCCATAAACCATTGCTTGACATCATTCCAGTGGGTAATTATCTCATAAGCTATAACTGCTACTGCTGCAATAGCGACAATCCAAATCAGCATCGTAGCATTAAAAGTAATCCAGGCAGCGATTAAGGGCATCATAGCAATTGACCAAGCTATAACACTAGCCACAACTGACCAAATGGCAACTGCCAGCACAGTACCCAAGACCGCACCAATAGCTACTAACAATACCTTATGTTGATCTAGGAATATACCAATCGCTAGAATTGCTGAGCCAAAATCTTCAAGGATTTTTTCTACCTTCTGAATTGCCGGTATCAAATCCTCGGCCATTGTTTTCTTAATAATTGCCAATTTACCAGAGAAAGTATCGGCCGAAGTTGAAGCCTTACCCTGGACTACATCGGCTAGATCAGACATCATTAACTTTTGAGCAGCCGCCACATCAGTAGTTTTCTCAGTTACTTTAGTTAATTTTTCAACCATTTTGCCGTGACTATTTAATGTCGGTACTAACTTTTCAGTTACAGTCTTAGTTGTCTCAAGGGCTTTAACGGCAGCCACCTGATCGGCACTAAACTTAACACCAACTTTTGAAAGAGCTGTCATGCCTGTTGCTGGGTCTTCAAGGCCTTTGCCGAGCAGTTTAGCAGCTTGAGCCATTTCTTCACTGTTGGCCACTGTCTGACCCTTGGTGTTGGCCATTGCCGTTGCCAAGTTAGCGATTTGAGCCGATGCAGCAGGGAATACATCTTTACCTATAGCCTTATAAGTCAGCAATGTATTTTCAGCGGCTAGATTCATTGAGGCTGTAATTGGTAAACCCTTAGCATTAGCATCGGCCATTTTCTGTAATTGAGTTATTGTAAGCCCAACAGCATCATTAGTATTTTTGAGTGTGTTATTTATCTGTCCCGTCGATGAGTTCCAAAGATCAGTATTGGTCTTTGCCTCTGTAAATATACTTTTTAAGCCTTCAAATCCTAAGAATAAAGCGGCCAAGGGGGCTAGAGTTTTTAGCATTGAGCTATTGAATAAATTAAAACCACCACTGGCATCAGCAGCAGCAGCACCACTTGTTTCTATTGCTGGAGTTGCTACCTCGCCTGCAGCAGCTGTGCGATCTAGACTATCGGCATAGGCGTTAATACTTGGTGTACTGTCTATAATCTCGGCCTGTAGAGCACCGACACTATCAGCAGAAGCCTGCAATGCCACCGATGCTTCATCGGTTGCGGTTATGCCTATATTGATTGTTGTGCCTTCGTTCATGATTTGTTTGTATCTTGGAGTTTAGCCTCTGCCTTACATTTTATCTCATAGAGGGGGTCAAACCATAGCGGACGTTGCAAATATTGTTCATAAGTCCAGCCAAACTTCTCCATGACAGAGAGAGCGTTAAACCGCTGATCAACAGTACCGCCCTTATTTTTTATCGCTAGAAAGTAATCTTTTTGTAACTGTTCTCTTAGGCGGTCGGTACTTTTGGGTCGTTAGCCACTACCTTGCTGGTGTTCTCAACGCCCTTGATCTGCTCTTTTATATAATCAACATCTTGCTTTGGTAGAGCAAGTACGGCGTTAACAACATCTGTCGTCACACCGTCAACTGATAGCACCATAAGTTCAAGGGTTTTTTGATCGGCTCTAAACTTGACGGTTGGGTCAACGGCCATAATAACCTTAGTAGCACCGGGGTTTATCTTGACGTTGTTATCACCGGTTGGATTAACCTCTGTCTCGTAGGTGGTCTTGTTGGCGGCCGCTAGTATTGTTTGGATCTCTTGATCGTCAAAGCCACTCATGTAGGCTTTTATAACTACTGATTTACCAGTTAACGGTAAGGTTAGTGTCTTGTTATCTTCCATTTATGACTCCTATGTTAGTGTAGCGTTCGAACTTTTAACTATAATATCTACTGCAGCGTTGTCTGAGGTGTCCTGCTTTGCGAGGTATTTTATCTCAGAATAGTTAATATCGCCAGCTTTAAATTTAGGAGTTGGGTCGTTAGTAGTTAAGTTGTGGAAGGTAATTCTAAATTCATAGGTCGTTGGGCCACCCTCGCCAGTGGTATAAACGAAGTGTCTAACTACACAAGCACTCTTATTAAGGTTGTTGTAGTTAATAACATCCTGTGGTGTATCAAAGTACTTCTTAATCGTAAGAGTACCATCGGCTGGTTTACGGAGTAAGGTAGCAGGGTCTTGACCACCCGATCGGTGTTCGCCCTTATTATCTTTAAACGGATAGCTGTATTCCCATGTTGAGCCCGACTCAACTCGAGTTTGTGCAGCAGCTAAAGCAGCAGTAGCATCTGCCCCAAAGCAGAACTGAGTGTTTGACCATAATATTGGTGAGAGCATTGTAAAGCTAGGCGTTAGAGCCCTAAGTCGAACTGAGTCACCACTTGATAGGGCAGCTACATTGGTGGTAGTTGATATGCTGGTAGCGGTAACTGCACTAACGGTAAAGTTAATTGTTGTACCACCAGAGACTTCGTAGGCTTGCATAATATCACCAATAACTATACCTGTAGCTGGAGCTGGATCGTAATCAGTTAGTAGAGTAATAACATAAGGACTCGTGCCAGCAACGCTAGCTACTTCGCGGCCTTGGAATGAACCAACGGCACTTATTGTAGGCTTGATTTGAACTTCGTTACCGGAGAACGCTGGGGTTAACTTCTCTACCTGACAGCCAAAATATCGTTGGGCGGTGTTGCCGTCAGATACTTCTATAGTATAAGTACTACCAGAGGGGTTGTTTGAAGTCAATGTAAAAGGTTGAATGTAAGGCCCACCACCAGTTCGGCTACCTGCAGTTAGCATCATTGCTACTAGTTTCTCGGCAGTATTAGGCTCGAATACTAGAGTCGTATCGCCCATGTGATCTCGTAGACCCGGCACAACGTTTTGTGTACCAAAAACATTACCTGCTGCAGGGGCTAACTTCTCTAGGTTACGATTGGTTGTCATGCCGAAATCATAAGCCTGACCGAAGTCAGTTGGTGTTAATGCTACGCCGGGGGTTACCTCAACGGCAAAGCCTACATAACCTACATTAAATAATCGTTCTGGCATGGCTACTTAGTCTCCTGATTAGGGTTTGTTTGTGTTTGTGCTGGGGGCACTGGGTTTACAGCTTGAGTCTGAGGAATAGGTGGGGTCGCACTCGGAGTAACTGGCGAATCATTAGCTGCAGGTGGCGTAGATTTATCATTAACAAGTGTAAGCCATGGGCTACTAAGCTCAGTATCGCTCTCGACAGTTCCGTCACCAAGGTTACGTGCATTAGCAAATATCCGACTCTCTTGCCCTTTTTCTATTTGGTATTTATATGGCATGTTGACCTTATATTAAGCTATTGGTATTTAGGTGTCAATGTTAACGACGGTTGAGAACAATCTGTCTCTCGGTAACTGTTACGTCAATAACTGCCTCGGTAGTTGTTGGCATATTCTTTCGCTCGGCCACGTCGTAGTTAATGTGAACATCGTTGTTGATCGTAACTAGTCCGGGGGCAATAGTTGTCTTAAGGGTAAGATTGGTTCGAAGGGCAAACATTAAGGTGTTAGGTAATAGATAGCCGTTGGTTGGATCACGTCCCTCAACAAAAGTCTGGAGCTGTCGCATTATTGTGTAATCAGAGTCAGGAGCACCAAAGCCTGTCTTGTTATTAACGATCAGATGAATATATACCTGCTCAGTAATATCATCGGCCGTAGTTGGGCCTACCTTAAATGTGCCTACGGTCTTTTGCACAATACATGCCGGGTAGCCAGCTTCAGGAATCAGGAAATCATCAGGTACACCTAAGAAGTAAGCCTTAAATGTGTCACCATAAGTGGTTCGAATTAGGCTCATTATTCGTTGAGCAGCATCGGGAAATAGTAATTGATCAGCCATTTTATAGAGTACTTATCTTTGCATTTATATCATCTGTGATAACAGCCTTAATAGTATCTTTAATAGGAGTGTTAATCAACATCATTGGTCGCCATGGTATCTTGGTTCGAGGTGCAGTACTTTGGTGGTACATAAAATATGGTGCTGTGTTGCCGATCGTTAGTGTTCTGCTAGTTGCCTTATAAATAAAACTTCGGCTCATAGTACCAGTAGCCATAAGTGGCACGGTAGTATATTGCCGATAGTGTTTGATCTTATAAGCCTGAGTAGCAGGGGCTAATCTTGGCCAAGGTATAGCATATACGCCACCTTGAGACTTAAACGCCTCACCGCCATAATACCCAACCAGCCAAAGCCCAAGTTGCTCAAAGACATTAGTAAAGTCCTCAAGAACAGTCTTAGCACCCCTTAATATATCTATAGTTCGAGCATCGCCAGAGATAGTAACGCCAATCGCTAGTCCCATTGACTAATACTTTCTGCCGTAATAAATATTGTCGCCTTGATTGCTAGGGTTATTGCCAGATTCTCGTCGCCCAGCTATATCGCTCATTCTAAACTGCCGAGGAGCACCACCGTCATGTCTACTGGCAAAGCTTGTAGTCTTATTTGGCCAGCCACCGATGCCACCAGTTGCACCCGGGCCGTCGAGAGCCTTACCGTCTTTGCCAACCAATACTCGCTCTTTAAGCACTAACTTCTTTAGATCGCCCTGAGCATCAGCTAGCTTGGCTTTGCCGTCAGCAGTTGTACCGGCTGAACTCTGGCCGTATTGATCAAGTAGTAAATGGCCAACAGCTAAGCGAACGACTATATCTCTAAGATAATCGTTAATTGGGGGTTGGAGTGGTGTCTCATAAAACTCATCAAGAGCACCATTAACCTCGTCCTGAGCCGATTGCCGGGCGGCATCGATCATCGTGTCAGTAACATAGGGAGCATACTGGAAGCCAGCACGTTGTCGAATCTCGTCAATTGAAGCATAGTTAACAGTGAAACTACCACGTATCGCCACACTCGAGGCTAGTGACGTTTCGGCAAACGATACCGAGTTGTAGTGAGTGTATTTGTACCAATAGTTGCCACCACCGCTATTATCTGTGTAAGGAGTAGATGTTTGATTCGGAATAATATCAATTGTCGCAATTACACTGAACTCAGTATCGGCAGGCTGACTGTCGTCAACGTTAGCGGCTCGGTAGACTCTGAGCTGATCGCCAAGTAACTGATAGACAGGATCGTATTGAGTGTGAGCGACTTTCGTAGGGCTAGTTGTGGCAATATCTGTCGGGTCGGTAATGCCAGTAATAGCACCTAACTCGGCTACATTACTTCCAATTACGCCAATAAGCACAAAGTTAGTAGTAACAAAATCTGCCGTGTTGTCGACTGGTAGCGAGCTAACGGCAGCAGCAATGTTAGAAGTTAATTGACTCTGAGCGGTTATATTGCCTGAGTCAAAATTTGTGAGAGTTAATGTTTGTGTTGGCATCGTTACTCCTATATTACTACAAGTTGATATTTTCTGGTGAGTTATCAAGGGCGATAGCCACGTCGCTATATTGCCGGCCATAAATCATATTGTCATCATTGTCAGCTACCAATATGCCGCTTTGATTCTGTCGTAATCGGGCAATTAGGTCAATTTGGTTAATATAGATCGGCTTAGTTGGTCTCAGTGGGGTAATAATTGAGGCCTTACCTAACTGAGTCTGGCTTGATATTAGGGCTACTCTAGCTTTACCGAGTTGGGTTCTGTTGCTTAGCATTGATAGGCGAGATTTACCTAATTGGGTCTGTGCGGTAATCGCGGTTAGGCGAGCTTTGCCTAGGTTATTGCGAGTGGTTGTAATAAGAATTGAAGCCTTACCGAGTTGAGTTTTTGAGCTAGCTACACTAATTCTAGATTTACCTAGTTGCTGCTGAGACGAGGTTACTTGGATGCGAGATTTACCACTAATTGTCTGGAGTGTTATTGCTGTTATCCGAGACTTACCAGTAATAGTCTGAAGGGTCAATATTGTAATACGTGATTTACCCAAGATTGTACGAAGAGTTGTATTAGTGACTCGTGACTTACCCGAGATAGTTTGCAAAGTTATTGCCGTAATACGTGCTTTGCCGGGGATAGTTCTTGGCGTGGTGGCAATAATATTAGCCTTGCCGACAATAGTTTGATCGGTAGATATGGTGATTCGCGATTTACCAGTAACCGTTTTAACAGTAATAGCTGTGATTCTAGCTTTACCAGTTTGTAGTTGTAGCGTGGTTACTCTGACTCTAGCCTTACCTAAGATCGTCTGGTCGGTAGGAGTACCAATATTAGCCATACCTAGCTGAGTGCGAGCAGTGGTCGCCGTTACCCTAGATTTGCCTGCGATCGTCTGATCGGTGATTGTGGTAATGCGACCCTTACCAGTTACGGTCTGATCGGTGCTAATAGTAACCCTGGCTTTACCCTGAATTGTCTTTAAATCGGTAGTAGTTATACGACTCTTACCTAAAATCGTTTGTAGAGTGGTGGCCGTTATTCTTGCTTTACCCGGCTGAGTTTTAGGTGTCGAGATAGTTATACGAGATTTGCCAGCTATAGTCTTGACCGTAGTTATAGCGATCCGAGACTTACCGAGCTGGTTTTGTGCGATTGTTGCGGTTATTCTAGCTTTGCCGGTGATGTTCTGGGTAGTCGGCGTAGAACTAGAGTTAACGCCGGGATACGCCTCACCGAAGTAGTTAGAGCCAAAGTAGTTAGAGCCAAACATATAGATCCCCTAGTTAGTAGTTACGCTCCAGCCCTTACCAGTTAAGTTACCTGCGGATATTAAACCAGCAGATGATGGAGTTGAGCTTGTGCCACTGGAAAGGTTAAGTGAACCATTAGAATATCCAGCGGTATCGAGATTAGCTAGAATGTCATCAACTGCGGTTTGAGTTAGTGCATTACCGCCAAAGTTAATGTTGGTACAGTCCAACGTTGAAGATATTATTATAGACGTAAGAAGATTACTTACTAGCTGGAGGTTATTGCCACTATTCCCAGTAGACATTAGCGACAAATCTAGTGATGTAAGTTGAGTGTTGCCAATAGTTAAACTACCAGTAGTAAATGAAGATATATTTAGACTCGTTAGTAAGGCTTCCGATATATTTATGCCGCCGGTCGTAGAAACTACATTTGTGAGTTCTATTGAAACAACACTATTTGTCAGAGAGACAAAACCAATAGTACCAAGTGTTGTTAGGGCAGAGAAGTCTAAGTCTATTCCAGAACCTATGTTATCTATGAGTATCCCCTCGGCAGACGTGAGTGCCGATAAATCGAGTGAAGTACAATCGGGTAACGATAGCTCTATGCCCCCAGCGCCTACCGTAGTTAATGATGGAAAGGCTACAGTAGTAATCGGTGATGCCTTAAGAAATAAACCGTTAGTTACAGTTACAAGTGATGAGAAATCTATAGTGGTTAAAGCGGTTAATGTTTCGATAGTTATGGTGTCATCTATGGTTACGAGGTCGGGACAACTTATATCTGTTACGGTAGCGATATTTTTAGTATCTTCAAGGTCTATCCGTATCAGTTCAGTAGCACTTGAACTGAGAGTTGTTAAAGATGCTGCCTGAAAGATATTACTGAGTAATACTCCGTTAGATACAATTGTGGCAGACTCTATATCAGTTAATGTCTTTGGCGTTTCAGTGTTGGCTATTTGATCGCCGATGGTTATTGCCCTAGCACTTGATCCCTCTTGAACACGAACAATCGTAAACTCAGTATTGCCACTTCCGCCAGAGTTAGCCGCACCCTTGGCAGTTATTCGAATAATCTCGGAATTGCCAATTAAGGGTAGTGGTGTGGCTGTTGGCCAGTCAGTAGCATTATAGGGTGCTGTTACTGAGGGATCAGAGAATTGTGCGGCATCAGCGTTTGACATTGATAGAGTTGTACCAGATGTGTCGGGACTAGGGGCAACCGTTATTGTACCGTAAGCTAATAAATTGTGAGAATCAAATTTCATGTTATATTACTCCTTCTAGCCGACCGCTAGGGTTTGTTGTTTCTTCTTACCATTAACTTCGGTCTCCCAGCCAATAAAATAGCGGTTAACGTAGTGGTGCAGATCACCAATTTGCTTTTGGCTAACGCTCATATCATCGAGAATTGTCGCCTTGACGTTTTGATCAACCCTAGTTTCACGGAAGTAGATTAGTTTAAGATCGTATTTTGTTGGGTCAAAGTTCTGGTTATGCAGGTGCATAGGAATACCATTGGCCATAAATGCACCGGTCTTTAAGTCAACCATTACAGCCTTGTCGCCGTCGATGTGCCTGAGCTCAAAGGCAACAAGATCGTGGTCACGCTCGTTTCTCTCGCGAACGTCGGTAAAAGCACTCCCTGTACCGTCATCTCGGGTTAAGCACTTATCATCGTGGGTTTGTTGAATCGTATAGCCATTGGCGAAGAAAGCGACAAATAACCAATCAAGATGTAGTTTAGCTTGCTGGGGTGCTTGGAGTTGCTGGGACATTGGTTTGGTCTCCTGCTGGCATTGTATTGCCTGGGTTAGTTGTTGGAGCGACTGGTGGCGTTATTGGTGCTGTAGGTGAGGGTTCGACTGGAGTTGGTGTACCAACAGCTTTAAGTAAGTCGTGAGCGGCCGCAGTGGCTTGTGCTTGCTGTTGCAACAACTCATCAGTAATAATCTCTTGACTATCGCTAGACTCATGTATGGCGGCGACGTGAGCTTCGAAGCCTGCCTCGTCTAAGCCGGGGGGGAACTTAATAAAAGCATCGTTAGCAAAGGTGGCAATAATCTCGTTGTTCGCGTCAACGCTTAAGACGGCACTCTCGACTTTTTGAGTTGTGGCGTTAAAGATTTCTTTGGTAAGTACGGTTGGTGTATCTGCCATAATATTATCCTTTCGTTAATTGGTGAGGGCATTTGCCTGCAAGCCGTTTACCCCAGTTGCAGTTTGCGCATAAAACTTGAAAGCCTGGTGGGTAATTATTCTTTTTAAGCCAATAAGGGAGGTTGTTGCCGCCCGAAATATAGCCTTGTTCTTTAACCATTTGTCGGCGGTGGTTTGCGCCGTCGTCATTGATGTGGTCAATTTGTAAGAATAGAATCTCCACCTCACCACAGCAAGCACATTTTGGCTCACCGTTAGAGTAATGAGACAAAGTATCATAGCGCATTTTTTCGATAGCACGTTTTTGAGTAGCATGGAATTTTTCAGGATTTTTCTTGCGCCATTCTTTAATGTACGCATTATGTCTAAGACGGTATGCTTCGCCTGCCGGTGTCTTTTTCCACTCTCGCATATAGGCAGTATGTGCTGTTGGCTTATCATGCTCCCATCTTGACATAGTTCAATTCTACTACATTTGGGTGTTATTGATGGTATTGACTTAACCTGCATAATATATTCTAATCTAGTTCTCATTATATTGAAGCGTTAGCGTTACTTGAGCGGTATCGCCTGGCGAAGCACTGGTAGTTGTCTGAAGTTGAGTCCGTAGATAATTTGTATAACAGGGGTTCGTGGTCAAGGAAGCGGCTGAGGCAGTCGCTGAGTTCTCTGGGCCTGTTGCAGTAAACTGAACTGCTACGCCAGAGCCAATTGATATGGCTGAGGTCATGTTAGTAGTTAGAGCTGCATCGGTCGTGGTTGTTGGGGTGGCATAAACTAGGGCTGTAGCCGTTGAAGTACAGGCAGGCGGCCCCATTAGAGTTAAACCTGTGCTAAATGCTGTAAGAGTATGTGCAAATAACCCGGCACTGACCTGATCAAACGTACCGCTAAAATGACCAAACTGATTCTTAGGATAAGAGTTATTACCGGCAACTATTGGGTCAGAACTATAAGCGGTTGTCGAGTCGTCGATATTCTTCCAGTTAACCTCAATACGTGCAGCAGTTCGGGTTGTGCCTTTTAGGGGTGAGCCAGTCTGTGTACCGTTGTCTTCTTCAAATTCAAATGTTGCTGCCATGTCTATTTTACCTTTCTATATATGCTTCAATGCTAAAAACTCGATCGCTAGCCTCGCCACTGCCGATTAAAGTAGCATGACCCCAAGTCATATAGCTGCCAGTTGCTGTGGTAGCAATGCTATCGCCGCCAATAACTTCGCTGTTGGCAGTAATAGTAATGGTATGGCTACTTACGGAACTGGTGCTAGTTACTAAGGCATGTGCTGGTGTACCAACAAACATGTCAGTGCCAGCAACGCCTGTACCATTGATTGTCTTAGCTAAACTAAGCAATGTAGCATCGGCACTTGCACCAATTTTAACGTCATAAAGCTGGGCCAAAGTATTTTTAAAGCGGTAAACGGTTGTGCCAATAGTAACGGTGTTGCCGTCAGCAGCGTTATTAGTGTTACCGTCAGTTAAAATGCCCTGGGCGGCTGTATCGCCAGCAACGGCTATCATTAGCCAGCTATCACCGGCTTTGTTGGCTATTGGAAAGGCCAAGGGGTTACTGTTAGCATCTGCTAAGGCAATCTCTTTGCTGTTGGCGGCAAGGGTTGATATGGTGTAATAACCGCTGACTACCACACTATAGCTGCTGCCTGTTAGACTGGCTGGTGGAGTAATAATAAGGCCACGAACTAGGCCGTTTAGATCGTTACCAAGTACATCGCTAATACTGGCTGATCCAGCCGGTATAGTCACGCTTGATGTGTAGTGCTGTATTCGGTATTTAGGTTCAGCCATGAGTTAAACTCTCTAGCTGACTTGTGCAGCTGTCTTAGCTACTTCATCAGGTGTAGGTTGACCGGCAACTGGGGCATCAGGCGTAGCTGGTGCTGCAGGTGGTGTAACCTGGTCGTTATTTGAAGTAGTGTTTGTATTACTTGGATCGGTGGTTGAAGAGTCGGTTGACGGAACTGAATCGCTGGCTGAAGCTGGGTCGCTTGCCGGTACTAAAGGGTCATTGCCAGTTTCAACCTCCGCACCTGAGTTATCAGTTGTTGATGTGTTGTCTTGAGCACTATTATCAGCTGGTGCTGCTTGTTCGTCAATTGCATCAGACGTGGTGGGGTTTGTGTTTTCTGCACCATTATCGGTATTTTCTGGTGGGGTTGTGTCTTCAGTGTTAGTCTTAGCAGGCTTTGATTTGCTACCCTTAGTCTCAAGTTCTTGGATAACTTGGGCATCGAGCAGGTCTTGAGTAGCTTGTTCGTCAAGATCGGCAATAACATCACCTATATCATATACGGTGTTATTATGGTTGATTCGGGCTGTAGCTACATACTGTGGCATAATTTAAACTCCTATTATGTTGTTGACTGGGTGGCAAGAGCGATTTCGGTACTTACAAAACAGATCGCAAAGTTATGAGAAGCATTAGGAGCAGTAGTTGTAGTAACGGTATTGCTCTCGATCGCGGTAGCCGAATTAACTTGAGCTGAGATCGCTTCATTAGTTCCGTCAACTGCCTCCATTAAGATAAATCGGTTGGATAGTAGTCGATCAAGACCAAGCTTTACACCGATACCAACACTCACAGTATCGCTACCGTTATTGGTATAGACAGGGAGATCAACACTTGTAACTGTCGCGAAGGCTTTAGCACCGACAACAGTTGCAGTACCACTTAAGGCGATTGTCTCAGAGATAACTGCTCCACGAATATTTGTACCGTGAATTACCACATTACCGGCTTGACCACTGAAACCACCGGTAATACTGATATTACGTGGGAAGTCTGGGTTAACTAGCCCAGTTGTGTAACCCGGCTGAGTTGTAACGAGTAGGGCTGTTGCAGCAAGTATTTTTGTAGCACTAGAAGCCAACGGAGCAGTCCAAGTCTGAACTCGGATGTAACCCTTTTTGCTCATTGCTTCAGCAAATACTATGCGTTCGTTGTCGTTACGGATCAATGCACCCATCCTAGACTCCTTACGCTACAGCGTTTTTAATCAAGTAAAATGCTTCTGGGCCAACTACTTGAGGTACATAGTAGTCGTTATTTCGAATCCACTTAGTCTTTTTCTTCTGTTCGAACCAGCTATCAACGTAGCGACCATTGTTGAGCACGAATGTATAGCCACCATTAACTGTTCGTAGACTTGGAGCACCGGTAATATAGGCTAGTAAAGCGTTCTTACCCCAGACAAATGAATTGCTGGCTGTTAAACCTTCGCCTGCAGTATCCTCGACTGCACTTGAGACTAAGATTCGGGTAATGCCGAACTGACCAAGTAGGGTAGTCATGAGCTCTAGGGTCAATGATGCTAGACCTGAGTATTTAACTCGCTCTAGAAAGTCAGGGTGTTGCTGTAAGACAGAGAATGTTAAGAACGATAGGATCAAGGTATTAGCCGGTCGTAGACCGTATAGGCGTTGTTGCTGAGTAGCAGTCTTAAGATCTTCAAATGGAGTTGAGTTAGCGTAATCATTCCACTGACTTGTACCAGACAATGTTGTGTTCTGAGTCATAATAGCTGTGTTACCGCAGGCGGTAGCAACTATTCGCTCTTTAACTAAGGCCATCATTTCACTTAGAGCGTTAACAATATCAATTTCTGTATCAAGAGGTGCTTCGGTCATTTCGTCCTGATCGAAGTCGATGCCGTCCATAAGTTCGTGACCAGTAAGTGGGCCAAATGGCTTGCTAGTAACACTATATTGAGCTTGCTTGGTGTCACCGAATCTAGTTCGAGTGTCATCAACGACTTCTTTTAGATTCTCTTTACCGTAGAAGTAGATGTTAAATCGCTTCTTGGCAACATTGACGACAGGGAATACCTGCTCGGCAATAAACTGCATTGGATCGTTACGATATGCCTGGCTAACGTTTGTTAGTGGTATATCTGGGGTAAAAAATTGGCCTTGCATATTGTTAGTTCCTTTTTATTTATTAGTTACCGTATTTATGATTTGCTGGTAAGTATTCAATGACTTGCCCAGCTGCACCAGCTTCTTGAGCATAACCAATTATCTGATTAGTTGAAGTGGTAGTAGTAATTGCACCAGAATCTGAAGAGGCAGTAAGGGCATCACCAATTGCTACACCGGAAGAGTTGGCACTTACGACAACTTTGAATGTACCAGAACCATTGCGGCCCATGACCGAAGCGGTCTCACCAGCTACTGGCTGGTTGTTAAGAACACCAAGTATATTAGCGTCCGTTGCAGAAGTGGTCATTACAACCGATCGCCCGGTTGGGTTAGTTGCATCTGCTTGATAGCTTACAATTCTAAATAAGCAATTTGAGGGAGCAGTACCGGTTGGGTTTACACCACTAAGGTCTGCACCTGCTACTCGATCAATGTATCTACCTTCTGAATAATTGGCCATGTTAAACTCCTACTCCTGTGAATTTAGTTTTTTGCTCAATACCGTCCTGAGTCGACAAAGCCTCATTCTCGCGAATGGCTTGCTTGAGGGCATCTGAGTATAGTAATTCCTTACCACCCTTAGCAGCCTCTTCGACTTTCTTATTAGCAATTACGTGCAGTTGGTCTCGGGCAGTATTACCGGCATGAGTGTCCTCGCCAGAACCAATCTCATTAGACAATAATTCGTTAGAAGGTAATGCCGCAAGGTCTGCTTCAAGTGCAGTTCGCTCAGCTGTGTCAACTGACAATAATCGCTTAGTCCAATTCTCTGCAGCATCTTGTTTGATAGCACCACGCTTAACATGAGCTTCAACAACAGTATTAGCTTTCTCGGTCTTGAATTCTAGGGCTGTAGCCTCAAGTGAGTCAAGTCGAGTCTTATCAACTGACTCGTCGCTGGCGTTAATAACTTTCTTTTCACCAGACTTAATTGAAGCAAGAAGTTCTTTATTTTCTGGTGTTAATAATGCCTTATCCTCGGCAGATAGTTCTTCCTTGGCTTCCATGTCGAACTTCTTAATCTCTTCAACTGACAGTTCACTACGATGCTCTTCCAAAAAAGCCTTCTCTTCGGTACTTAGGCTGTTGGCTTCTTTGATTCTAATTTGATCGAGTGTCATTTCTAGCTCCTTGTTTGGTTTTTCGCTTATAAAAATTACTTTATCATACTCAAGTTTGTTGTCCAAATCGTCTTCGGCGGATGCTCGAATCGGACTCATTCCACGTAGAAATGGTATATTAGTTAATCCTGCTCCGTCAAGTACATTAGCAACTTTCTCTTTTAAATCCTGTGGATTCGGCCACATACTGAGTTTGCCGTTCTTCCTACCAAAATATCCGCTGGGGCTAATCATTTTAAACTCGCCACTCATAACCGCTTTACTTCCGGCATCAGTCCATTCAATTGGTGTAGCAAATAATTTACCCTGAGTTGGGTCGTTATGATCAATGTCTAGTTCAAGTCCCTTGATCCAAGCACCAGCCTGAGCAGCGTAGTTGTGCATGAAGTCGATCGCCAACCCAGTCGAAGCATCGGCCGTTGGGAAGCCTATTTTATTATCAAAGTTCTCTTTAATTTGCTTAAGGTCATCTAGGTTAATTGTAAAATTACCCTTCATTGAATCAGGCCAGTTGCCGGTCTGCATAATCATAATTCGACTAGGTGGCTGACCACTGGCATCAAGTTCAACTTTACTCACTCGGTACATTTTAATGTTCGGGTCGTCGGTTTTTAGCATGTTGATTTAATAATCTACTAGCCAAAAGATATTGTCAACCTTGCAAGCCGTCCCACTCTTGTTGGTAAATTAGCCGGTCGCCACAAAGGCAATTTGGGTGGGCAGTTGGCTCATCATCACCAGAGTCAAAGGTATCATCAATTGCGATTGGGCCTTCATCAGCGTTGGCCTGACATATATCGCATGGATCATCGGCTGTCTCCCACTCTTTACCTACAGCATCACTCTGACTGGCAAACTCACTTAAGCCGGCTTGATAAGCATTAACCGATTCAGTATTAGCGATCATTACTGCTCTTGCTGGGTTAGAAATAACTGTTTGCATATCAGCTATTGCCTCATCAGTAGTAGCTCCAGTCGCCAGACTAGTTTTAACCGACTGCATAATGTCGTTTCTTACAGTATCGAGTACATCATAAGCAGGGTTTGGATTATCGATTATACTGCCGTCCTTGGCCACTGACTTACCAACTAGCCCGGCAATTTGCTTGAGGCTTAATTGTTGAATAATTGCATCGGTACTTTGGATACCGAGAGGTATATTGTAGGTCTCTTGACCGGCAACTGCCCCAGCAGCAATTAAATTGTTAATAACCTTGTAATTGACCTTAATGAAGTTAGTATCCCAGTTAGCTATTGTCTCGCCATTTACGATCACATCTACCTTGTAATCAAGGCTAACTTGGTAATTATAGTGATCCCAATTAACAAAGTTCGGTGCATCTTTAGCCATTTCTTTAAAAAACTTTGTTAGCAATACAGTAAACTTGGCGGTTTGATCGATAAGTTCTTTGTGTTGATCAGGTGCTTTGAAATAAGATTTTGCCCAACCTTCAGTCGACAATATCATGGCAGTGATCTTAACTGCTTCAAGTTCTAGCTCAGTCATGCTAAAAACCTGCGAACGCACCAAGTAGTTGCTTCTGGGCAGCACGAGCATTATCAATCGCTGCCTTGGTCTTAGCAGCTTTTTTAGCCTCAAGAGCACCCTCAGCATCATCTAGCTTAGGATCGCCGTTAGTATCTGGTAGACCTTGCTTGGGTGTAGGCGTAACAACTGGGTTGGCAGGATCAACAGGCACGCCCGGTTGACCAAATACTGGCGGTGCAGGTTTATTGGCCGCAACTTTCTCGTCATAAGCCTCAACTTCCTCGTCGGTCATCTCAGGTATGTCGAATAATTTACGCAGTAGATTCTCAACTTCGGCTGAAGGTTGCATTGCCCCAGCTGTAAATACGGCCGCAATAGCAGTTGATACGCTGATCATGTCTTCATCATCAATGCCGGTACATTTTAGTTGTGGGTAACCGTTCTCGAGATTTGAGTAGTTAAGATCAACCCACCTTTGTACCACGTCTCGTGTAATGGCATCTTTAACGATTTGTACTACGGCTTGAATAGACTTAACGAACATTGAACTGTGATCGGCACTAACGGCTTTTGACCCAGCACTATCGTTAGAGCCTAACAATAAGAATTGTGCCAAGACCGACAGCAATATCTGGTGATCTTGATATTCAATTGTCGGAATAATCTCTTTGGTGGTACTACCTTTCATATCAGTAAAGCCGATTTCTATGCTGTCTGGGTATTCAAAATAAGCCTCTTCATTAGCTCGTTGTTGGCGTAACATATCTCTGGCATCCTCAAGTTCAGTCTCGTCAGTCGTCAAACCATTAACATTTTTTTTGATATAAGGTATCCCAAGCCCCATTTTCTCTAGGCTAATAGCGTTCATGATCTCAAGCGAGTCCTTGATCTTCCAAGGTTTGTAGATATATCTCAGCAAGCTAACGCCGAGGTAGTTCTCACCCTCTTGCTCGTTAACTACATAAAGTAGCTTCTGCCGAGGGATATTAACGCTACCACCTGAGGGCAATATCTGAGTAATACCTGGAGTATCGTCGTCTTGTGACCACTTAAGTATCGATCGTTGCTTACGACTGGCGATCTTAGCGAAGCCAATATATGGACCGTTCTCGTCCTCGGTATTCTCAAAGACTTCCTCGGCAACAAAGTGCCCAAAGTCTAGGAATGTTAATACCTCTCTAAGCAAATCATGAAAGATGATCTTGCGACCCATAAGCTCACGCTTCATGCGATCACAAACCTCAATGTCGACTTCGTCCTTACTAGCCGGGTCAAAGTCCCAATCAGCACCAAGTATTGGTTGCTTAATAATCGAAAGTGCCGCGTGAACTGTAGCATCACTTTTACGCATAACGTCATAGACCTGTAAAGCATATTTACCTTGCAGATCAATCGAGTATTCCTCAGCGGTTATGTAGCCCTTAAAGAAGTAAGTACCTGATTTTCCAATTGGTTGCTGAGCCTGAGGGGGTAAGGATATGGCTGGCGTATTGGTTGGTTGAGTCGGTTGGTTATCCATTTAAGTCTATTCTACCACCCACGTTGATTTAAGCTACCAAGACTTGATGTATAAGGTTTAATCTTTGCTTCTCGGTCATCTGGGTTTATTGGTGCAGTTGTATTGCGAACCGAACGCTTGCCACCAGCAAAGGCTAATACCAACGAGTCAGATCGGTCGGGCGATCGGCCGCCTGTTCTCTTTTTGTATTCATCTTTTGACTCGACCTTAATTTTGCCGTTAGGCAATATCGACCAACGCCTGGCGATCAATTCATCACGTAATTGTACGTCATTTGGCAGGGCGATCTGGTGCTTAAAGAACCAAGTCCGCAGATTCCAATATAACTCGCTGGTAATGTCGTGAAACTTGTCTGGCTCTCGCATCAACTCTTTGCTCGAGAAGTTGTAGGCAACTAATTGGTATTGGTGAACCGGCTTACCTGCCCGGCGTTGTTCAATACCACCAATTTGTCTAAGGCGGTCTGTTGTGCCGCCACCATTACCGGTATCGTCAATATCGACTCTGGTATTGGGATCGAGTGGGTTAATAATTACCAGTATCTTATCGGCTGAGTCCATCAGACTAGTCTTATTCCAAACGATCTGCCTCTCAACCCAACCACCATGCCGGGGCGTATCAACAGTTGAGTCGTTACCGTACCTTGCCATATCGACTCCATGTTCTGGTGGGCCATCAGGTATATCCCAACCAGATAACTCGGCATAAGTCTTGCCGCTGGCTTCATCAACACCAGACATGTTCATTGCCAGCATAACAAGGTCGGTTGGAATCAATTGTTGTTCAGCATGAGTTGGGAACTCGCCCATGACCAACGCTTGCCAGGCGGCCGAATCTTGACCCCACTCGTAGAAACGACCATAAACTGTCGCCGGGTCGATTAAAGCCGTGAACGTTGGATCGAGCCGTGATTGTATTTCGGCATTAACCTGCCTAATAAAGTCAACTTGGTCAGTACCCTCAGGTGGCTTGAACATAGCAACTAGGTCTTCAACTGTCTTGATTCCCAGGGCCGTAAAGTTAGGCGAGTCAAACGCCGAGATCGTAAAGCACCGTGCACCAAGTTGTGGTTTATCAAAGTAATCAAAGAACGTGCCGCTAGGCTTGGTTGGGTTACCGATCAGCAAGATGTGAGCATTAACGTTTGGCGTAATAGCAGCAACGCCCTTGAATATTGGCTCATCAACGCCACCTGCCTCGTCAACAACAACAAGTAGATGATCAGCGTGGTAACCAAAAAAGTTCTCAGGTCGGTTGGTCGATCGCCCAACGGCATACCACTTCTCACCTAAACTTAGCCCGGCAGTCAAGACTTCGTTATCGGTTAGCTTGAACTTTGATAATTTAACAGTCGTAGCGATCTCTCGCCAAAGTACGTCAGTAACCTGCGACCAAGTTGGTGCAGTTGTAACAACAATCGAGTCTTCGTAGAGCATCAGCCAGGTAACAACGATTCTGGCAGCGATAAAACTCTTGCCAACTGAGTTACAAGTCTTAACGGCTGTTATTTTGTTAACAAATACTGACTTAGTGATCTCAACCTGCATATCCCAACACTTAGCACCCAGCACCTCGGTAACAAAGTCTTGAGGCTCTTTGAGATAAATATCTCTTAGAAAGTCGATGTCCTCTTTAGTCGCTTGTGGTGGCATTTGTCGTACTTTCGACCTGCTTACGTTTAGCAGCTACTAGCGATGCCCATGATTCACCCTCATGTTTGACGATCTCTCGCTGTACCGGCAATTGTAGGTTGCCATAATGACCTAGAAAGGTCTTTAGTGCATCAACCGCTGCTCGTTTGTCGCCCGATTGCATGCCTAGTAAGAATAATTGATTCCAGGCAGCTGATACTCGAGCCACAGGTATTATTTCGTTACGACGTTTCTCAACCAACTCAGCAAGGTTTGGTGTATTGGTTCGCCATCGCCATGTTGTAGCCCGGTCAACATTAAACGCTTCGCAGAACTCACCAAGTGTCATTTGCCGAACATGATTAGTAAATGTCTTAGGGTTGCCTCGTTCGTCGGTGCCCTTATACTCTTCGTCAATGATCAATCCGCCAAGAGCGCGCCAAGTTATATAACCCTCGAACGCATCAAGTTTTCTGGGTTTTATCTCTGTTTTAACATTTTGGTCTGTTGCACTGGGTTGCATGATTTAAGCATATCACAAGGGAGTGTAGTTGCCATGAATTGGACAAGTTGGATCTATTTCGAGAGGAGCACAAGTACATCTATTAGGGTTGTTAAGTTCACTAACATGATTGGGTATCGGGAATCGATTAGCACCAGGTGGATCGTCTGGCTTCTCTAAGCTAGTTGTCTTACCCATGCGAATAAAAGCCTGAGCCTCTTCAAGTCGGGCCATAGCTTTATTACGCCACGGCTGAACGATAGATTTATCTGATTTAATATTTGCAACAATATCTTGAATCTCTTGGTCGTAGTTCATTGATTCATTCTCATTTGGTTAATCATAAACTTTACTACCTGGTCGATCGTCATACCAATTTGATAAAAACTATGTATCGATTTTATAAAATCCTCATTACCTTTGATCATCGCACCATACAAGACCTCTTTACAGAACGTCTGGAAGTCAGCATCTTGGTTAATTAGTTTTCTAAAGTCTACATCAATCATTTCTTATCCCTCTTAGCCTTAATATCATCAATCACTTTCCTAGCTGAGCTATATCCAGATCCTTCTGCTGGTCTAGTTCTAGCATGACTTTCTTTTATAGCCAAATCTTCGTCTGCTCGAACTGCCTTAGCGTAAGTCTTTTTATTTAAACCCTGCGGCTTGTCCGCAATAGTATTAGAATTATATTTAATAATATTAGATCTAATAGAATGCGATACTGTATCATGGGGTATAGATAGAGTATCCAAAAGTTGTGTTTGTTTTGATCCCTCTGGCTTAGGACTACCGAAGTCTTTAGGCCAATCAACGTGTTGTAAAATGTGCGGAGGAACGGTCGATAAAGCGATTTCTATACCAGTTTTTATCTTCGGCGACTTATATGCCTGATTTTTAATACCATTTCGCAATATTACCCAACCATCTTTGTAATAAACTTTGGGCTCTAATCGTTTAAGCATATTTATAAGTAGATCGCGTTCGAAGCCAGTCTCGAAGCCCATAAACTTAAGACTAAGCTCATATACTCCTGCAATCGTCGTATGGTAGTTAGTGAATAGGTAGATAAATAAATAGCGATCCATCGGATTAAGGTTATCTACTACCCAAGGATCAGACCAGAAATCCGTATCGATCATTCGTTTCTTGCCCATTATTTCTTACCTCGCACGATCTCTATAATTCTCTCGAGCTTACTGGGATGATAATAAATATTCATGCTGGGCCAACGTCGCTTAAATATCTTAGCCTGTCGCTTTGACCGGGCGACTATATTATTGCTACGATACCAAACGCTGGTAGTGCCAACTTGATCAGTCATAGCACCGTATCCAATACTAAGTTACGCTCGATCATACCATCGCTAATAAAGTGCTGCAGCCAATCGCCACATACGCTATTATCTAGCCCTGTCGAACTCGCCATATCTTCAATTATAATTTTTTTACCGTCGTATTCAAATGATAAAGCGTAGTACAGACAGAACTTACCGAATGGCGGTAGTCCTTTAACGTAGTTATGCGTCCAGAACTCAGCCGCAGATACCTTTGTTGCCATTTAAAAAGACCCTTCGATCGGGGTCTTTACAAGAGATCATTCCATGTAGTGCTTTAAAAGTACCACAAATAATGCCCACTTGGCAAGCCCCTTAGTTAGAAATATCACTGACTCAATTACTACATGGAATCAGTACTCATCATCATAGACCTTCCGCGTACCTAAATACAAACAATAAAAAATACATCATCCACAGGGGATATGTGCATATCTTGGGTATAAGGCTCGTATGATAAGATAGAAACTAGAAAGTTATAACAAACATCATGCAAGAAAACGACAAAACCCAAGCTATATTCGGAGCATTTGACGGCCTAACTTCTGGGCTCGGAGTGCTAATTGCCTTGCTCTTGCAACACCAAGGTCAGATTCACCTGTTTAATATCGTGCTCGGTCTTGCTGTAAGCTCGGGCTTATCCATGGGATATGGCGAATGGTTAGCTGACGGTGAGGGTGTCGAACGTCGAGCATTCGTGATCGGGGGAGCTACTGGGCTTGGTACATTCATACCAGCACTGCCGTTTATTTTATTACATGGTTTCTTCGCCTATGCTTTTAGTCTGATAGGTATGTACCTAACCTGCATGTATGTTGGTCGGCTTCGTGGCCGAGATCCAAAGCTAACTCGTGAGGTCTTCTACGGCGTGTTATTAGTCACAGTCTTGGTGGTTATTTGTGAATGGGTTACTGGTGGCATCGCATGATCAACAAGTTACCAACGCTTAAAAGCTGCAGTAACAACCATAACCCAATAATGTACGATGCTAAAGAGTGCCCACTTTGTGTGGCCCTACTCAACATGGACGACATAGTTGATGCTAAAACCGACATCGATCAAGACAATATATTTGATCTATTCAGCCAAGTTGGGGTGCTCAATAAGCGTGTCCGTAAGATCGAGCAGCACTTAGGTATCCAATTCAAGAGGCATTTTTGGTCAAAGCCAATAAATAATGATGATATTTCGATGTCTGAGGATCAGACACAGGGCAAGTCACCTGGCCAAGCTCTGTTCTAGGCACTAAAAAACCGGCACAGAGCATGATGGCATCTATACCGGTTATAAGTGGGCCACCCTCATTATTTATTATCTGCCGTCTTACCCTAGCAGAAGCGTCGACTTGCTCGCAGGCAGCTGAACGCCCTTGAATCGGTAGGGGTTTCCTCGACATCGCTGAGACCCAGAGACATATTAACACG